TCCAGGGAACACCGACATCATAACCCTCGTTAGTCGCCGGATAAAGCACGCCATGGTCAACACCGAGTTCGAATTCTTTGGCGCCAACGGCGTCCCAAATAAGTTTTGCCATAGTATTTTACGCTCCTTCTGTTAATAATATAAAATGAAAGTCCAATGATTGAGAGAGTCAAACACATAAAACCGGTCAAACCTAATCGCCGTAAATGAGTTTAGAAGCACTTCCACATATCCCGAATCAGGGTCTGTGTCGATTAGGGTAAGTAAATATGCTCTAGCACCACGATATACAGCGTTGTTTGCGTAATCGGTTTTAATGTTTGATAGCCGGAAGATGACACAAGGATATACTATATCTTCATTCTCGGGCGGCTGAAAATAGACAGGACGATGTGAATACACAAGTATGTTCTCGTGTGTTTCTTCATCTTCAGCGACAGTATATATACCTCTGATGTCTCCGTGATCCTCATCTGTGACAACATACACAAAATCTCCAATTTCTGCCGTCTCAGGAATCACGTAGTCTGCGAGGTCTGCTGCCGTATCGACATCTCCTAGCCATACCCCTGTGCCTATTATTTTTTCAAGTTCTTTTTGAAGTTGGAGGCGTCTATCCGCCATTATAAACACCCCCAACCGTAATTATAATCCTCGGGCGGAGGAATTCTAAAGCTGTGACCTTCATTTTAAGTTTCTGGCCACTAACTCTGACGTACTTAATCTCTTCATAGGCCTGCCGTGAGTCTTTCATCACAATACTATACCTATTCTTAAATTTTATATCGTCATTTACTCCCTCGCCTGAGTCAAACTGTTTGTTATACGTCAAGACATCCGCCTTATAATGGAGTTCGACCGGGACTTTCGTCCAACTGCCTGGCTTAGACTCGACCTTTGTTTCAGCAAAACCCAGGACGATCGACACTCTTGCCATAACAAATCTCCCTTACGTGGCCGGAGTCTGAGTCAGGACAATCGCGCTCTTCGGGGTAATCAGCGCGCCGCCGACAAGCCATTCAAGCAGGTATGTTTCTTTGTTGAAGTCGATGTCGAACTTTGTGTCTTTCAGAGCAGAGTCGCCGGTGGGCAGGCTGAGAGCATAGTCCGCCATGTTGACCATGATCGACTTAATGTTCTTTCCTGCGGCGTTCTGCGCAACTCTGAATTGTGGTACTTCGATGACTTCCTTGCAGCGCACAAGGCTGGCAATTTCGGAAACGTTCTTATAGAGCCTTTGGCCCATTCCGTCTTTGGCAACAAGCCATTTACCGATTTGCGCCGGAGAAACGAACAGAGACGGGTCTCCGCTGCCCATGTAGTCCGAACGGATTTGGATAAGCTGGTCCAGTTCATCATCCGCAGTTGCGTTCGCCGCAATGTTCTGCTGGATTGTCCATACGCCGTCATCAAACGCGATGGGACGGACGCGGTCTTCTTTGATTTTGTACGGGCTGTTGGAAGGTCTGCCGTCGCTGATGAGGATCGCACGCGCGAGCTCCTGATTCAGCTGCATACCCATTTCGCCCTGCAACCACTGCAGGAAATTGAACGAGCTTATTTGATAAAGCACGTCCCTGTCGAGCTGCTGACGTTTGTACATCCAGCCGGGCTCAGTAATGCGGTTGAGGACAGCGATTTGTTCGTCGACCTTCTGAGCGCCGAGAGTCGGATAACCCTTCGCGCGTTGGTCTTCTACCTCAAAGTCGGTGAGGTCGGTCCACAGGGATTTGATCTTCGTGAACGGGACCTTTTTGACGCTGCCAAGAACGCTTTTTACCCAACCCTGGGGTGTATTGATGATCAACGGTTCCGGATTGACGGCTTTGGGGTCGTCATACAAGTCGGTTATGTCTGTGACACCATGCTGAATGCAGGCCTGCTGGAGAGTTGCACCGCCGCGGACAGACTCCATGAAGTCAGCGATGTAAATGATGTTGTCGCCTTCGCCGTGTTTGATTTCTTCTTCGTTGTTTTTGAACTGTCTTGCTTGTACTGCCATTTTTTTCTTACCTCCACTTTCTGAATGTTTAATTTCGTCCGGCTCCGTTCCGGGTTGTTCAGGTGTTTCCTCAGCAGGGGTTTCTGCGGGAGTTTTCTCCGCAGGTGTTTCCTCAGCAGGGGTTTCTGCGGGAGCGTCCTCCGCTGGCGGATCATCTGAATGCTCAACAGTGGGTTTTTCGTCGTTGAGGTCTGCTTGAATAGCTGCTTTTTCCTCTTCAGACATTGCCGCATACGCAACAGCGCCGAGATATGTTCCAACAGCTATTTGGTCATCGTTCATTGTCGCAAACACGGCTGCCACATCTAGGTCTTCCGATTTTTCCTCTTCGGGCGCGGGATCGCCATGTTGAATCTCGGAGGAGACGTCATCATTGAAACAGATATACGCCTCATCTTGCACTTCCTCAGTGTAGTCACCATGTTCAACCTGGGCTAATTGGATATACGCGCCCGGGTTCGCACCCGCGGAAACAATGCTTAAATCGCGTATGACTCCGGCAACAATTTTACCGGCTTCGCGCCTAAGCATATTGGCTTTAATACTGAGTTTTCCGACATCGCCATGTAAGACCTGGTCTTTGCGAAGAATTGCTTTATCGTAATTTGGGTTAAACGTTATAAAAGCGTAAACGCCCTCATCGCGATGCTGCAAGTATGCTTTGCCGAGAACAGCATCAAGATACTTTTCGTATCCTCTTGCGTGATCATCGACTAGCGGGATTATTTCGCCGTCCATGTCTTTAAAGGCGCCGTGGGCGATTGTTTCTCCGTCTCCGCAACGAATTCCATACCGTGTTGCAAAGCCTTCAAAGTCCCACTTGGTTGGTTTCTTACCTTTAGGCATAAGGGTACCTCCTTCTACTAGAATCTTTATACAAATCGCTATATTAATTCATCACGCCACCCATTTTTGTGTATGGCCCTCTTCCTCTTTTTAGCGATTCAGTATTGAACTAAGTCGTGGTTGCTGTCGCATCCTCCTCAGTGATGATTTTCTCCTCTTCAAGGACTGGCTCTGGACTTGGCGCCGGCTCGTTCGGGGAACTGGTGTTCGGATTCTGGATCTGCTTACCCTGTTCAGTCCCTGTAGGACCAAGGCCCATTCTGCTGCGCATCTCGTCTGTTGATGCTACTTCTGCACGTTTAAGAATTTCGGCTATTTCAGCAATTTCTTTACCCGTGGAGAATTCGAACACATCAAAGATGCACCTTATGGCTTGTCCCTGTGTACGAGCAGTCTTCGTCAAGAATTTGCGGGAGAATTCCTGAGTGAATGCTTTTAAAATCATACCAACGATGCGACTCCGGTAGTTAGCCATCGTTTTTTCGTCAGCTGTTCCATTAAGGATTGTGTCTGTAACACCCAACTGTGTAAATGCTTGCAGTGTTAATGCTGTGACCTGCTCCAACAGATTGTTTGTTGTTGGTCTATTAAGTTGAGTCACCGTTTCAGTTGGGTCCATGTAAGCAATGCCGTATTTTGAATTCTTCAGCTGCTCTTCAATGTCTTTTCGGCGCCCCTCGGCAAGTTTCTGCCGCGATTCAGAACGAATCGTGTACGGAACATGAATGATTAAGTCGATTTTGCCACTGACTGAATCATCATTTGCCTGGTCTAACAAAGAGATGGCGCGCGTAAGGCGTTTAAGCGTAGCGTTCGATTTATTCATTATGTAGAACAACGGATTCTCGATAATAGCCACAAAGTCTTTAGGAACTGTCCATCTCTCTGTTTTACCCGTTTGTTCGTTATATATCTCGACTTCTATTGAGTTTTTATGGTATTGACAGATCTTTGCCACCCTTAATGATACGATTTCCCAAGTATCTGATTGATATGGGTTGGTCGTAGTTTCGGGGATAATTGCAACAGAGCCTTCCTCAAAGACCGAGATTACAGCATCGATCATGAATGCCTGAGGCGTTTGGTCAAGGTTTGTAGACACTGTTAGTACGTCATTAAGCACACCGGGCTTGTCTGATATATATTCACCTGCTTTATTAACCATGACGTGCCTAATAGGAACGTTAGCACAATCAACAGCAATCCTATTGTATATAGCGGAAATAATCGACTGTTGAGAGGTTGAGTTATGGCGGTTGAAGCTGTCGTATAGACTGCGAGCACCCGATTCATAATACTTGACGGTGTGTGGCTCTCGTTGGAACCAATTTATGATGCTTTGGGTCCTTGATATGAATGGATTAGCCATGCTACACACCGCCTCCTTTCGTATTTTTTCGTTCATCGTATTTAGCCAGGGCATAATACTTTGCTATGTCCGTGACAGAAACCGCACCACGAAGTTTGGCTAGATGCTCCATCTGTTTCACAACATCCTCTTTTTTTGCACTGGTTAATTCGGCATATGTGGCTTGAAGCTTGGTCGGCGCTACCTTTTTGGTTTTCTTATTCGCTTCGGCGGCCTTTGTTAAAGAAGAAAGCCCCTCAGCAAGGGAATTAAAGACACCATCTGAAGTGGTTATCTTCTTAACAGCAGTCATCGCGGTATTCACCGATTTTAGCCCAGACTCTAAGAGTTCTGTCTTTGCCTTCTTAACATTAATCTCAGATATCCTGGTATTCGCAACAGATCTGATACGGTCTTCTGTGAAATGGTCTCCCGCACTAATCTGGTGTAATTTTTGTATAAAAGCATCGGCTTCTTCAGAACTCATACTCGCAAGCTTCTTAATACCTTTTTCAATCATCTTGTCATTTTGCATTCGCGCCTTGACTAGATTAATTATTTCCTCATTTTGTTGCTTAGTGAGTTTCTTCTGTTCTTTTCGCTTAGAGTCCCAGTCCTTCAACTCCTTAGCTAGTTCTCCGCCTTGCTTTTTGATGGCTTTCCGTATTCGGTGTTGACCCATAGCAACCCTAACTCTGTTTGCAAGACCCGACCCTTTAGGGTATCTCCCGGAGCCTGGCCCACCATGCTGAATTTCGTCTGTCGCCACTACCATCATATCGCCTCCTTATGGGTTTAGTTTAGCGCGGGTTCACTTCACGTTTATCCAACCAGTTACATTGTTGAACGCAGGCCATTTTCCGACCTTATTTTTTACATTGGTTATACGAACGCGATTGTTCATTTTGCTCGCGCTATACACATAGAATGTCCCGGAGATATTGTTCGCTGCCTTTTTGGCTGTTGAGGAGACGAAGAGCGGTTCCTCACTCAGGGTAAGTACGTCTCCCGAATTGTAGGTTACGGGTTTTACGACAGGCGGAGGTGTTACCGGAGGAGGCTTGATACCAAGGAGCTCGTTAACCCTTGTTTGAACAGTCTTTGGGTCATACCCCTCAGCAATTAATTTAGCGACTCTTTCATTGCCATTGCCCCAGTCGTTCGTCCCGGCGATAATTTCACGTGCAACCTGGTCGATCGTCTTTTTGACCGGAGGAGTAAATACCGGCGGAGGAGTTGTGGTGCCCGTTTTCGGAAAGCCGTTTAAACCCGCTGCCGGAATAATGGACGGATAATCAATTAACATGTAGTTCTGGTCGCAAGTAACCCCAGCGACAATCGTTGAGCGGATTGCATTTGTTGAACCGCCAAATTGCCACATGCCAAATACAGCCGGATTGGAATATGTGCATGTTTTACTCCAGCTCGCAAGCCAGTGAGAATACTGCTGCAACTCGTTGTCAAACATATACGTGCCGAAGTACGATTTAGATGAGTATATACCCACCCAATACCCTTTTGCCTCAAGACATTCGCAGAATGCTTTGATGATGTCTGTGACGAGCCGCTTGCCAAGGTCCAGCTGCCCTTTTTCTTCAACATCATACCACACGGGAAGTTCAAACTTTCGGCCTTTAAGACAGTTGTTGTAGAAATACTCCGCTTCGACGACCGCCTTCTCAACTGTTCTGGCATTGCTGTAAAAGTATGCCCCTACCGGCAACCCAAGTCTTTTTGCTTCGTCATAGTTGCGTACAAACTTCGAATCGGTATAAAGGCCGTTGCCTTTTCCCCAATCCCCGCCTGCACCTTTGATGATGACGAACTCCACGCCTTCGTTTTTTGCCTGTTGAAGATCAAAGTCGCCCTGCCATTTCGAGATATCGATTCCAAATTTTTTCATTACGATTCCTCCTTAAGTTAAGATAAAAGATTTTCTACGCCGGGTATCGAGAGTATGAACTCGCAGAGCTTGATGACTGCTGGAGCGATATCAATACCAAAAACAAGGTCTAAGGTCTGATAGAATGCTCCAAATAATAACATAAAACCCATTTATATGCCTCCTTTTAAGTATTAACCCATTCGGTTAGGCTGTCTGCTATTTTTCCATTAGGATAAGTACCGTCTGGGCATGTTTGGTGAATGGTTCCGTCTGTTTTTTGCCACACCTTTATATTTTCAATACCAGCGTCCTCGACAACATACGCATCTTTAAGAGCCGTCTTAGGAAATGTCTCACGCTCTTCTTTTGTTACTTTTACGGTATCCAATCTCGGATGCGCAGGGTCTACGCCAAGTATCTCGTGGCCGTTCACTGAAAACGAGCCGTGCTTCTCAACAAGGGTTTTAAACTCTTTTGAAAACTTCACACCAAGGCTTTTTTCAGCCTGTGCAATTTCTGCCTTTGAAGCACCTTTTAATGCTCTGAAGTTCGGCAAAGAGTCAACGCTTTTTCCTCCAGTGTTTTTTTGGTCCCCACCAGATCCTTTAGGGTATCGTCCAGAGCCTGGTCCACCATGTTGTATTTCGTTTTTGTCTCTTTGTGTAGCACCGAAATAAAAGTCAGCGCTCCAGGGATTCAATTTTTCTGACATCTCAATCTCTCCTAATCAAATAATCTATTGCGGTGAATTTTCCAGGCTATATATGCATCAATTAATGCTGACACAGCATCTATCTTCTGTTCAATATGGCTCTTAACCAATTTCCGATTGCCATTATTGTCTTCAAGTGTTATGGCGTTGCCCATGCAGAACGTCATTATGGCTTGATCAAATATGAGATACTTCGTCATGGCAAGGTGGTTAATATCTCCAAGCGGGACAGACTCTGTTTTACTTCCTTGGATTATTTTCTCTATGCCGATTTTACCATAGTTGCTTTCCCACATTGCGACAAAGTCTTTTGCATTATATGGGTCGTACCCAAATGCCTGCACATCATACTGATGGCGTATAATGAAATCATCGAGCTCATTAAACACATCTATCATATCAAGTATAGTACCAGGGCGTATCACCAACGATCCTTCATTGATAAATTCGTCGTACTTAATTCGCAAGGCCACATCAAGGCGGTCAAGTGTGAACTGTGATATATAACTTCTGTTTTTGATACCAAAGCTCCCATCTGCAAGCGGAAATAAAAAGGTAAAGGAACAGAAATCGTCGCCCCTTGATAAGTCGCCACCAAGCGCACATGGCATACCATCGAAACTAGCTCGACTAACGGTTGGAAGAGTATCCTCATACGAGAAGAAATACGTATACCCCTCCATAGGTATACCAAATCTTTTTGCAAGGATATCATTTCGAGCAGCCGGAACACTCCGCATCTTCTCGACATCCCGTTGGTATGCGTCATATGAAACTGTGTACCCTATATTCGGATTTGCTTTAACCCAAAGCCTAGGGTCTTCGACTTCTTGAACGTTATCGAGTTTATAATACCAGATAGAAACATGGTCATTAACATATTCGCCATTGAGTATACTGATTAGTTCGAATTTTACTGTATCGCCAGATGCGTTTCGAACCGTTCCCTCAGAAGAGGTAGCGAGTATAATATAGTCTGGGATTTTTGAGGCGCCTTGTTCTAATGCACCAATGACGTCTTCACGAATGTCCCAGGACAACCACTCATCAACGGTATTTACCTTACTTCGCATGCCCTGCATCTTGTGTATAGATAGAGCACGGGGTTCAAGATAGCTTCCAGTCGTATAGTTATATATTCCTTTGCCTGTGCTGGCGACAAGTTGTTTATTAACACCTCCGCCGAAACCCTTGGCAAGGTTGCTCTTACATAAAAACTGGAGAAGAGGCCCCCTAGACCGCGTAATAGCAGTCCTTATTGGTGACAGGACCTCTTCCGCCTGCTTTAGTGTTGGTGCTGTGGTAATTTGTTGTGTCGTGGATGGGTCCACGACAAGAAAATAATTCTGGATAAGCGAGTCATACATTGTTTTTGACGCGCCTCTACCCATAATTAGAAATTGCTTGTTTATGAGTCTACGTTTAACCCGCTTCTCGACATACTTTTGTTGGTCAGGGTCCCACACAGTCTCAATTACGTAATAGAACCAGGCTAGTAAGTCTTCTGCCCACAGCTTAAAAGAGTCTAAAAGAATTAAAGGCTCTCCTGTCGTAAGGGTTGTCTCTGTTTCACAGAAAGAAATAAAACCCGGCATAACTGAGTCGTCGTAATAGTATTGCGGATTTAGGATGCGTGCGTCTACGCGGGCCATTTGCTTTAATATCTCTTTACAGACAGGCAGTCCACTATACACAGCTTCCCTAAATTGCCCGTAATATATTGGTGTAGCTGTGTTGGACAGCAAATAGACACACCTCCTATCTCATTACGATGGTTTGTTTTGTTCGCAATTATGCTTAATCAACCATATGCACTTAGCCGAGGACTTTCCAAACTGCTCAGCTACTGCTGCAGTCGGTGGGTCAACAGAGAGACGAGATTGATAGTACACATAGTCTTTAGCGTTCTCGAACAAAAGGCTCTCACCGATAAAGTCTTCCCAGGTTGTCAGTTCATTTTCAATTCTAAAACCGGTGCTTGGCCCAAGACCCGCAGCAGTCAAATCAGCAAGGGCTGTGTTAATGGCCTGCATAGTGTCCTCATGAAAAGATGCATCGCCATTATCAGTAACGTCAAGCCCTATTCGTTTCATTATGCTAAACAGGATAGACGGTTCTAATGCCCACTTCGGGTCTGGTGTTGTTGGCATATTATTCTCCTCCTTCTACTTTCCATGGTAAATGGTCAAAAGGTTTTCGCTCTACGAATGCAAATTTTTTAGGCGCTGCGCCACCATATTGTAAAAGCTGATGTGTATTAAACAACATGGTTATAAGATTTTCAGGGTCATACGCCAACGGGTCGTTGATATCAAAGGACTCTGGCGTAAGCGGGTTTATATGATGTACTCGTATAAGGGACGGGACCATTATCTCATGGCCAGGCATTGCTAGGTCACACCCGTTGTCGCGAGTTATGATGTGTGGGCGTATATCATTCTTCCAAAGTAGAGAACGATATAATGCCTGATTAGCATAGCGCAGAGAACCAAACGTTTGGTCCCCCACACCATGCACAATACCTTCCTGTAAGTATAAGAATCTTTCTTCAAATGTTGGGAGGCTCATTAACTCAGAATATGTTTTCATCCTGTGGCTCCCCTCTATAAGCGCTTAGCGATTCTAATGCTGCAATAATAAGAGCTTTGTTCTCGATGTCGTTCCGACAGGATTCCAATTGCCCTTCAAGAAGTTTTATTTTTGCTTCCATCATGCGCCGCTCAATCTCTTCTCGAGGAGAGGACTTACTGAGATAGTAGGTAATAACCTGCGCTCTAGCAGTCCCCTCCTTTAATTGTTTCTGTGCGAGCTGAGTGGCATAGAAGCAGTTGATCCTTTCCTGTTCCTCTGGGGATGGTATGTAAGAATACCCGTCCATTGGTACGGGAATAGGTATCCTCTTACCTGCTCCCATTGAGATACTCACCTGCCACTTTCAAGACCTTACCCGAGTAAGAATTATGATAGACACCATCGATGTCAACTTCGCTTTCGCCGGCGTTGTAAGCGACAAGCGCCTTACTATAATCGCCGTACTTGTTTATTAACTTGTTGATGAAGCGTATACCAATTCGTAGGTTACCTGCTTCATCTGCATTTAGGTCTGTTACCCCAAAGGTTGCCATCTCAGCACCAAACCATCTAGGAGTAATTTGCATAAGACCCCGTGCGTTTTTTGAAGAGATTTGGTTTGTATCGAAACCGGATTCGCATTCAACCATTGCCTTTATGAGGGCCACTTCTTCGAACCCCATTTCTTGACAGACTTGCTCGATCAGTTTGCAGACTCGTTCCTTTCGGGCTGCTGGGGATTCTTCTTCTACTGTCGTTGCGGTTATGTTTAACACGATCAACTCTGGTTCTTTTTTTTCAGGTGGCTCCGTAGGTGCTTCTGTTTCCTCCTCAACGACTGGTGGGTTTTTAAGTGCCTCAAAATACGCGGTAATATGTTGGTTGAATTTGTCACACATCTCTTTCTCACTATCGGCAGTGAGTATGTGGTTTTGGCGGACGAAAAGACGCGAGTCCCACTCGTTGTTTAACTCATGGGTGACGGTTACAGTGGTTTGAAACAGCTGACTACTCACCCCCACACCATACTGGTTGCCCGGCTTAAGATTGGTATGAATGTCGTTTAGAGTTATCAATACTTGTTTATCACTTTCTGAGAGTAACTCGTCAAGAGTCTTATCGCTTTTTATTAGGGTTAGCGCTGTAAATCTCATTTGGTCGTCTCCTTTCAGACTTTCACGAATAGCGTCAGTAGAGCCTAGCATGACAAGAGTCATAAGTAGGGATATCATTTTGTTTAACATGGTAACCTCCTCATTGATAAAGTATAATCCTTGACGAATCTCTTCTCTTTGGGTTCCGGTTGACAGGATGAAAAAGAATAGTGTTACATACTTCTACGCCATAGAACGAGCGGGCATTCCTTATAGGAATGCGTGTTACTATCCTCCATTATAATACTCGTTTTTTTCTCGAGCGCATTACAGATCCGGCATGAGATTGTTATGTAGGAAAGCAGAGAAAGGAGGACCCGCTCGCCTGCGCCCATGCTGGACCTGTAACACGCTCGAGCCCTACTCAATGCTCAATCGTGATGATATATAAGACGCCATCAACGATGATGTAGTTCAACTCCGCTTCCTTCCGAAGTATGTCAAATTGGTCTGCTAATGCCTTTTTGATAAACCGGTAGTTAGCGCTTTTGTACTTCATCCACGGTTGCTTTTCGAGAATGTCTTTTGACAATAGAAGCCTGATGTCATGTATATAGACTGGGTTCCGAAGTATTTTAAGCACCTCAGGCCGGCCTAGAACATATGATCCTAATGCCTTTAGATAATAATCGCCTGGGATAGACTGGTTTTCGCCTCTAAACCATCCTGTGGAATACGGAAGAGGCTCTTCATGGGTCTCTTTTACTGCTTGGTTAGCCGTTTGTTTGCCGGCATAGTGAAATATGAGCCATGCGATGGCCAATACGGCAATAATAATCACGAAAATCAATGTTTTAGGCATCTTTAGTCTCCTTTTCCCATTCAGCAATGCCTCTGGATTACTCCAAGGCGCCAGTTTGATCCGGAAATGGTCTGGTGAAAATTTTTTGCGAAAAAAAAAGAGGGAGTCAGGCGAAATCGGGTGGGGTACCTAAAATTAGAGGGGCCCCCCGGGGTATCAGGCTCTCGTACAAACCACAAAAGCCCAAACCCTTTCCTCTAATTCTTTACTGCTCACTATATATGTCATTTAAGCCAAATATACAGTGAAAATGCCTATATTTACCTGTTTTTACCCCGTTTTACCTGAAAAAGGGTGTCAAATAGCAGTTTAACGCATGAACAATAGCCTTCTTCAAGCACCTGGGGTGCATAGTAAGCTGCGGGTGTGGGGTTATACAAGATGGGGGGCACTTTTCAATGTTATGGGGCCCGAAATACACACATATAACCCTGCTTCATACGGACATACATCTATAATCCACAGGGCAGTGTGTCTATTATTCAAGCGGGCTTCCCTATTAACTGGGGGTTCATTTCAGGAACATAGAGCTTGTATTCTCCATCTTCCGTGTAATCTTCCGGGTTAGCTAAAACATAGGGGATGACATTAGCATACCGTACTACGTCCACAAGAGTAGAGTAATAAAACTTGTTCTCAATCTCTTCTCCTAGAGGCGTCTCACCAAACTCAGAAGCAACACCTATAAGACGAGCAAGAAGTTGATTAGTGTTGTAACCTTGACGTTCATCATAGTTAAGCCAACGTTCATAGTCTGTGAATGGCGAATAAGGATTGTCTAATGTTGTAAGTAGTACTTCTGCATAGCCTGTAGGATATACAGTTGTGTCTATTATAGCACTTAGTGTGTAATCTACAACACTCTTATCATCACTATTGTTCATTTCATGTCACTCCTTTCTTAAGAGTTTATATATGAGTTCACAGTAGATACAGAAAGTCCTACTCTAGCAGCTATTTGTGCAGCTGTAAGACCATTTGGCCCTGATGCTAAACCTTGTATTCTATTAATGAGATACTCACTAGCAGCAGCATTTGTCCTTGGTGTTGCCAACTCTTTAACTCGTGTAGAATCGGCATTCTGTAGTATCTTCCTGAGGGTGGTCTTATTTACAGCGCCATTCTGGATGGCATCCCACTCCCTATCGCTTATGT